GATAATTCAATTTCACCTTGACAATATTTTTGCGCTAATTCGTGTTTGCGAAAGTTTTCCAAAATTTTTGTAATCTTTTCGTGATCATCAAAAGAAACAATCTTTTTGCCTTCAGATTTTTTTTGCTCAACTGCAAATTGTTCTTTGCCTTGTTTTGTTCTGCGATCAATCTTTGGCATAACGTGAAACTCTTTGTAGTACATTTCAGCCTCTAGCATAGCACAATGAACCGCAGTTCCAAGCGCCATTGCTGAAGATTCAAACGGCTTTTTATTTAAAAAATGATATACTGATTTTTTATATATAGCTTTTAGACCTGATGCACTTATGCCAGGCGACGAATGATATTGTTCATTAGAATCAAATTGTGTTTTCATTTTTTAAGTTGTTTTATGTCAATGTTTTGATCAACTAAAAATTGACTATTTAATTCATTAATTACCTTTTCCAATTTGTTAATTTTTTCTTGCATTGCTTTTATGCGCAGATACAAGTAATTTAATGTTTCATCCATTGTTATAATTTTTATTCAAAGTAAAACTAAAAATATATTTTTAATTTTCAAAATAATAACATAAAAAAAACGGCCTCATATCTGAAACCGCTTTTAGTTTTGTTTGTCATTTGGTCGATTAAAATGGTAAATCGTCGCTAGTTTCAGCAACTTTTGCCGTTTCATTCTTTACATAAGGATCACTTAATTTAAGTGAAAAGAACTTACCTTTTGCACCTTCCTTAACCCAAGCCGCAATTTGTTGGCTTGTGCCATCTTGTAATTTAATTGTTCCTGAATAATCAGGTTGATTATCAGAAGATTTATTTACATTTTTAAATAAACTCCCATTTCCATTTTTGTGTTCGTAACTCATTTTTCTGTTTTTAAATATTAAATTTTTGTTTTATTTGTTCGCGGTATTCTTTTTTCATTTTAAAGCCGGATAATACCTTTTCCGCTTGTGATTTAGTAGCTTTTAAAGTAGCGTTTAATTGTGCTTCAGTAAGCCATTTTTTGTTGTCAGATGATTGATTCTTTACGGCGTTTTGAACTTCGTTAGCTGATGCAATAGAAGTGTCAATTCCAATACCTAAATAGCCAAGGGCGCGCCCTAATGCAGAAGTGAAACCATTTTCAACAAAAGACGTTTTATTTATATATGAACTATCTCTGTATTCTTGTGAATGCGCAGATGCTATTTCAACGCCTTTGTCGTCAGATATAATCACTTTAAATACGCCTTCTTTGTCATCAATATGAACTAATTGTTCGGTGATTTGCCAACCATCAAATGTGGCTTCGCTTCTAAAGTATTTTAAACGCTCATTAACAGTTATATACTCCTTACCTTTAATGTTTATTGTTTTCATATAATTAAATTTAATCGTTAATTTTTAATTCGAATTGTGATAAATTAAAATCAGCGTTTTGTAATATCATGACCTCTGCAATTGTAAAAGATTCAGGATTTTGTAAACGTGATTTTAGCGTTGGCATTGTACAGTTTAATAAAAAACAAACGTCATAACGCTTTAAATTAAGGCGTTTCATTTCCGCCTTGAAGTGGTTTTCAAACATAGTTTTCTGTTTTAATGAATAACAAAAGTAAAAATAAATTTTCAAATAAAAAAAATATTTTAACAAAAAACCCCCGCAAATCATAAAGAAATTACGAGGGCCGACAAACAAAACAAAGTTTATTTATTTCGTTACTGTGTCAATTGTTACATCATCGTCATCATTTGGAAGATGCGATTTAATTTTTATTTCTGCGTCTTTTATATTGTATGTCAATCCGTCAACAATTGTAGATTGTGCATCGCTTTGAGCAGTTGCCCAATTAAACCAAATTCTATTGTGCATTGAAAATGGCGTTACTTGATTGACTCTAAAAGTCCCCGTATATCGTGAAACAAATTCTCTAAAGTCATTGGCAATATTTTGATTTTGTATTTCGTAATTTGTTTTAAATAAATTAGTTCCAGTAAATACGCCAAAACTATCACGAGAGCGTTTAAATAATTGAATTTGTTCCTGAAATAATCTATCTACTTTTTTAGTTGTTGTGAACGTTTTATTGTTGTCAATAAATGATGTTGATGTAATTTCTGATTCACTTAAATTATCTTCATACTTTAATAATACATTATCAAAATATGTTGTTTCATAATCAGTATTTCCAAATGGATAATCCGGTCTTTGTATTTGTATTTTTAAATGAACGTCACCAAGTGAATTAGAATAATTAAAATCATTGTTTGTAAAATTAAATTTTAATTCTTTCCATTTATTAAAATCTTCTTGTGAAATTACATTGTCGATAGTATTTGGATGATCAACCCATTTTCTATTTACAATATCATATTCACGCCAATGATTTGTTGGGTTGTTAATACTTTGCGCTCTTATTCTAATAATAAAAGAATTTAAAATTCCAGTATCGTCAGACGTATCAAAAACAAATTTATATTGCATTGAAAATGAATATTTTAATATTTCATCTTCAGGTTGTATTCCATTGTTTACATCACCAACTTCAGTATCATCTAACATAAAACACGTTTGTTGTGATGATCTTATGTCATCTAACATTTTTAAACTTTGTGTGCCTTGATAAGAATTATCATCATCAACAACCCCAATTATTGGTGTACTTACTGGAAAAGTTGTCCCATCAATATCAGTACCACTTAATTGAAAACCAGTTGATCCATATTCAAAACCGGCATTGAAAAAAGCCTTTGTTCTATTTAAGTTTTTTGATTGCGTTGTAATTTCATTTATACCTTGTAAATATTCAACGACTAAATCACTTTTAACTGGCTTTAATTTAGCAGGAACTTCAAACAAAACATTTTCCTCTGTTGTTTCAACAAATGCGCCACTAGTATCGTATTTATGTAATTTTAAAAATTCTTTTTTAGTGTCTTGTAATTGCGTTGAAATTTTATTTCTTATTCCAGTTGGAACAGTACCTGATCCATCAACTTGATTAAATATTTCATCTTTAACATATTTATCAAATAAATTAGTTGCCTCTACAACGTGCCATTTATTCATTGATTGAAATATTCGCATATTGTATGTTGACAATAATATTGCTAATTGATCTTTTGCAAGCGGTATATCGTAGCCTTTTATTAGTTCAGTTAAACCTGGTTCAATAGACCTAAATTCAGGGAAAAATAATCTGTTAGGATTACCACCAGTAATTTTATCAGATTCAATATCGTTCATGTAATGAACTTCTAAATCTAAACCTAGATTATCAAGAATTAAATCTATACGTTCGGCATCTTTATAATAGTTTACAACGCCTGTACCATCGTAATTCCTTTTAACTGGCGCAGAAAAATTGTTTAATGTACCTAAACCATCAAAGGCGTTAAATGTCACGCCAAAAGGTTTTGAAATAAGTTTTTCTTGATACCTATCCACAACCAAAAAGCCTGACCAATATGCAGACCATTCATAATAATTACCATCATTTATGGCATCAGAAACACAAGATATTGAATCTACAACACCACCATCGTTTTCAACGCGTTCATCATATTGCTCGGAATAAGATAAAAAATTGTTTAGTGTATCATTTACGCATTCAACAGATTCAACAATGCCACCATCAGCAGTAACACGATCTGAATAAATTTCACCTTGTGATTTAGCATAATAAATAATAACTTTATATTCACGTTCATCAAACTTATAAAAGTCATCATAAGAAACGTCATCAGTAACCATTAACGACAATTGACATTTAGAACCTATAATTGGTTTATAAAAATCATCTGATGATTGCCAAGATATTGAAACTGGATTAGCGCCACCAATCATTGGATAAATTTCGCCAGTATAATCTTTTTTTAATATTTCAATTTTTTTCCCAAATCCTAAAACATCGGAAAATTCAAGTTGGTATTTAACGCCGTATGACATATTTTAATTTTAGTAAATTCTATCAGCAGTTTCATTAGCACGTTCAATGGCAATCAATAAATCTTGACCGCTTACAGAAACGTTACCAGTCACATTTACATTTTGACCACCGCCACCAATCATTCCTTGCAATTTATTTAAAGGCGCTATAACTTCAGGATTTTGACGCGCACCAGGATATTCACCAACCAATCCCATTGTTGGCCCGCTTACAATACCACCATTGGCAAATGCAGTAGCACCACCGCCGCCGCCACCGCCACCAATTTCAGCAGCCCTAGATTTTGCAAATGATCCTAAAGCCACCAAAGCAATACCTGCTGCAATTGCAACGGCAGGATTTAAACTTTTTAAAGCCTTTTTAATAGCTTTAACACCGACACCAATACTAATGGCTAATTTACCCATTTGAACGGCCATATTACCAATTGTTCCTAAAATAACTTGTGATAAATTTTGTGCTAAATTTCCACCACCTGCAATTGCACCACCTAAAGCTTCACCAATTCCAACGGCTAAATCATTTAATCCACCAGTCACAACTTCTGAAAGACCTTCATTAAATATTCTAGCGTTTTCCATTGCTTGCATCCTTGCAGCAGATAAAACTTCTTCTTGTTCTTCCATTGCTGCGGGTATTCCGGCAGTATCTTTTTTGATCATATTAGTTATTGGCATATCACCTGCACCACCACCTGCAAACATATCACTATCAAAAAAGCCTTGTACTTTTCCGGCTAAACTACCAACATAATCTTTAACACCATCAACTGCATTTGATAAACCTTGCTGAATTTGTTCTTGTGTCTTATGTTCAAGTTTTGATCCCAAACCATCAGCAAATGCATCACTAAAATTTTCACCAATTTTTCTTCCTGAATCTAAAACATTTTCAGCTTGTTCTTGAACTCCATCTTTTATGATATCACCAAATGAACCTTTTATTCCCTTTTCTGAAAACTCTTTAATTAATTTCCAAAGAGTTTTAAATGTTATAATAAACCCATTTACAATACCACCGACAACATTAAAAACGCTTTTAAAAGCTGCGCCAATTCCAAAAATAGCTATTCTTAATAAATCGCTTGAATTATATAAATCAACAAATTGGTTATATAAACCAGTTATGACTGGTAATATTTCATTCCAATTTTTATAAATTATATAAGCAATACCGGCTAATGCCGCAGCGACTAATCCAACTGGTGATAATAATGCGCCAATAACAGTTGCAACAGTACCAATTAAACCAATTAGAGTTGGCAATGCTGCCGTAAATAAACCAACACCAATAATAATTTTTTGAGTTGCAGGTGCTAAATTAGTAAATGCAGTATATAAATTTTTAATAAATCCAACTAGTTTTTGAACTACCGGTATAACTGCAACCAAAAGTTGTTGGCCTAAACTAATCATTGTTTCTTTGGCAGAATTTAAAGAAGCCTGAAATTGAAAACTTGCAGATTGTCTTGTTTTGTCAAATGCTTCTTGGGTTGAACCCATTGTTCCAGTTAAAGCATCAAATATTTTAATATTATCAGCAGCACCTTTTCCAGTTAAATCTAAAACCCCTTTTAAGGCTCTGATGTTTGGAAATATAGCTGAAGCATCTGTTCCAGTTGTTTTCAATCTATCTGATAAATCTAACAACGTTGGCATCAATCCCTTTTCAGCCAATGATTTAGTAAGTTCTTCTTGTGAAGTTCCTAAACTTAACATTGTTTGTGATGCTTCTTCAGTTGGTTTTTTTATAGATGCTAATATTGCAGTTAATTGAGTAGCACCAACCGCAGCATTAGTTCCCGTTCTTGACATAGCTGCCAAAGCCGCACCAACTTCTTCAAAGCCAACGCCCATATTTGATGCGATAGGAATTACCCCGCCCATTGCACCGGCTAATTCTGAAGCCTCTAATTTACCTTCACGAACGGAAGCAACTAAAATGTCAGTTGCTGCTGCGCCACTTAAATTTTCAACGCCATAAGCATTCATTGCCGATGTTGCTAAATCAGCGATTGTTTTTGTTTCGCCAAGTCCAACGGCAGATGATTGTAATGATGCCGATAAAACATCTAAAGCGTCAGAACCTCTTAAACCCGCAGATGTAATAAAGAACAACGCTTCAGCAGCTTCAGCGCTTGATTTACCAGTAGCTAAAGCCATTTGACGTGCAACAACACCCATTTCTTTAACTTCGTCTTTAGCAACGCCAACCAATGATTCTATTTGCGTCATTGATTTATCAAAATCCATAGCCATTTTAATTGATGCGCCACCAATTAAACTTAAAGGCAATGCCAAACTAGTTTGCAATGTGCTTCCTAAAGATTTCATTTTACTGCCGAAACCTTTTAATTTTGAACTTGCAGAACTTAAAGAGTTTTTTAATTTTGACGAATCGCCAGTAATATTAATTTTAAGATTTGATTCAGCCATAAAAGAATATTTTAAACAAAAATACAAAAAAAAAGACGCTTTTATTTGAACGTCTTTTTGTTAGTCATTGATTCATATTTATCTCTAAACGCTTCCATTTGTTCACGCGTTGATTTTGGTTTAGCACGTTCTTTTTTACGTTCTCGATCAACTGGCAATTCAAATAATTGTTCAGGCTTTAACATTTGTGAACGTTTTTCACATTGTGAATTGTGAATCATTGTTGAAATAAACCTAGCTTGTTCCCATTGCAAGTTTATATTGTTATGATAGTGTTCAGCTAATAAAGCATTTTCACGCCAAGTATGCCGCCAAAAATCGTTAGGGTGTATGCCAATTAAACCAATATAATAATCGGTTAATGATTCAAATGTTATTTCTTTGACGGCTTCGGCTTTCCCGGTTTTTGTGGTTGATTATTTAAAGAATTACCTAATATTTTTGACTGCATCATTGTTTCAACAATAGCATTAATTTTATCAGTTTCTAAATCGTCCAACCATGAACCAACTGTAAATATATTGTAATCAATATCATTGTTTTGTTCTTGATCATTCGCAAGTATTGCAGAATAAATTAAGGCGCGTAATCCTTTTAAAGAAATACCATTTTCAAATGCCTGTCCAATGTCTTGTAATGAAACGCCTAATTGTTCGGTAAATTCCGACCAAAAATTCATTGAAAAGTGAAGTGTTCGTTTTTTGCCACCGATTACAATGTCGATGTAACCTTTTTGTTTGTTTGCCATTTATTTGTTGTTTGTCGTTAATAAATAAAAAAGCCACCGCCAAAAACTGACGGCGGCCAAAATAATAAACTTTTAATTTTTTAGTTAGTTGATTTAGTAATCGCGCCAGTTATTGTGATTGAACCACTATAAGTAACGGCAGCTTCCATTTCAGCAGACATTTCAACTGAAGATAAAAAACCTTCAGCAGTATATATTGCATCACCAGTTTCAGCCGTTCCAAATACACAAGTTAATTGTGTTCTAGCTAATAAGAAATCAGCCATTTCAATTGCGTTAGATGTGTCATCATAAGCAATTAAACCTTCGAATGATATTTCGCCACCTTTTACGCCGCCGATATATTCAGAAAATCCGTTTGAATCTTTTGTTGTTGCTTCCGGTGTATCCATTGACAATGAAAGTGAACAACTTGTTGTATGCCCAACAGTTGCGCCTTCAACTGTAAGGATTAAATTAGTACCATTAAAAACTCCCGTAGTAGCCATATTTTTATTTTTTAAAGTTTATTAAATTTTTTGTAAATATACGAAATAATTATTTCTTTAATCCTGAATATATTTTAAACCAAAAAATGAATGCACGCCTTCATTGTCTAAAGTTATTTCGTATTGTGACCAATTTGAAATATTAGAATCATTTGAATCACGCCAACAAACATCAACTGAATATTTATCTGCAAATTCAGGCGCTTGTGTTTCATTGCCTTCGTCATCATATTCAGCAGGTTGAGTCATTATAAAACCTAATTTAACAACGCTATTTTTATGGGTTGGGTATTCATTACCATCTTCATCAGTATCAACGCCAAGAGCCGTTATATATTCATTGGCCTTGGCTTCATTTGAAAATTCATATTTTTTGACTAACATATTATTTTATTTATGTTGTTAATTCTGCCAGTTGTTGATCCGTAAGCGCCGAATCATAATATCTTACATCTTTACATTTGCCCTCAAATTTATTAGAACCACCACCATTATGAAAATTTATCACATTTAATGTATTGCTTGGAAAAGTATTACCACTTAATTGAAAATCAACTTTATTTCCATTAATAAAAGTAGCGAAATCTGAATTTTTATATCTAATAGCTATTTTGTTATTATCAGTTATATTAAAACTTGTGTTTAATTCAAAATATTCAATTG